GGGCCAAAGCGATACCTTCACTACGACCATTCTCCTTTGAGGGCCAACTTCACTTATGGCGTCTACAGTCACAAGACCTACGACTCTGTTAGCGGAAGAGGTGGCTTTTCGGAAACCAAGATTGTTGATACGGCTCGCATTCTACAAAAGAAAATCACGGAGTTCACCGAATACAAAGTGAGGCATATTGTCCACCGTGCGACCTTGGACGATTGGTTTGCTCTTGAAGCAACCATTACCTCGGATGATGGTTCTCATGGATTTACCTTCAATACTGATTTTGATTTGGACGACTTCATCAATGTGGGAGATGAGATGAAAATTGATGGTCGCATCTACATTGTTCAAACCATTGGGGGTTTCAGTAATTTCTCGCAAACCATTACAATGCGAAACAGAAGCCGTTTGGAAACAGAAGCCATTCTAAGTTCCGGCTATTACAGTCCGACTTCTGGAGCGATTGCATATCGTCGGGCATACAATTTTACAGATAAAACCCTAATGGTTGATTTTGACATTATTAATGACAGATTCTCTAAACTTAGCGTATCTTTTATTTCGCTAAATATGGAAGAACTCTTCGCCACTGTAACTGCCGCAGACGCTACCAAGAAAATGATTACCCTAGCGTTCACAGGGGACTCCTATTACGCCGACCCCTTGCGATATACTGGCGGTGAATTCCTCGTCCATGTAGAGCGGTTTAACGGCGAAATTGAAGAGGTTGTGAGTAAGAAGGAGAACGGGCAGACTATCTTTGAGGTCAAAGGCCGAGATAAGTTCAACAAACTGATTTCTCCAATCGTGAACCTCAACAGTTTGTTTAGCGAAGACATTGTTTATTCCAGCAACAGTCCATACAACAAACTAGTGCCGATGGATGGAAATCGGTTTGATGTTGCATTGGGCGATACTGAACTAGAAACAGACATTATGGCCATTCAATTTACCAACTTACCCGAAGTTGGCGACCACCTTTTCACAGAACATGGCTACATTGGTGAGGTGACTGACAAGGAAACCTACGGCGTTTTCAAAATTAGATTGATTTTTGCAAGGGGCGCAATGTCCGAAGCAAATAACGATTTCATCTATGTTTCTAGCGACAAGAACTACATCTTCACAAAGGCTCTAGGTTCGTCCCATCTTGCAACAAACTCTCCCACTTCTCTCACCGGTTCAGCAAACAAGGGAGTGTTCTTTACAGGGGGCAACCAAATCAATGCTTCTACTGGTGCAGAAACCGCTTTGCTTGCAGGAACAAGTAGCCATACAGACCCTAGAGCAGTTGGCTACGCTATCAACAAACCCAGTTCTATTTCCGAAGACCGTAGTTTCCAAGCAAAACTACACGATGAGTTTGGTAGCAGTGACCCAGCCACCTTTGATACCGTCAATACGCTGATGGACTTTGAAGTGGTTAGCATTAGCAAGAAAGACAACTTCTCTGAAATTGAGTTGGCTCCCTACATTCCCGTTACTTTGGGAAGGAAGGTGGAGTATCACTTTGACACCACCGAATACACCTTTACACAGGTAGCCACAGTTACTACCGTTTCAACGGAAACTGATGACTCCTACTTCATCACAACTTCTACTACTGCTTACGATTTGAACCCCGGCGATTCGTTGTTTGTTGGGGACTCCAAGACCTTTGTTGGTAAGGTTTCTAGAATTGTTATTGGGACTACTTCTTCAGCAGTGGGAATCTATGTTTACTTGGATAGGACGCTTTACAATTTCAGTGTGTCGGACATTGTGTATAGCATGGGAAAACCTACTCATGATTTGGTGTTCATCAACGGAGCGCACCTTTGGGGCGGAAAGATACTGACTATTCCTCACCCTCTCTTGAACAGTTACGGAACCTCGCCGTTGAACTTAGAGAACATCAATTCGGGTTCCGATGATTATGCTGAAAAGCACGGGCAACTCTACTACAAGATGAACGGCAGAACGATTGGTAACTTTGGGTTAGAGAAGGGATTGTTTAGAGATACTGCATTTAGTTCTCGTTTCATTCTACCTAAGTTCTACAACAATAGGTCGCTTCTCAACCATCACACCGAAGCCTACCAGTTTAAACCAAATACCTCCACAAGCAACCTAAACCTGTTTGATAAAACAGATAGTTCTCACAGGTCTTTCCAAGTGGACTTTAGAGGGCAAACGAGTTCTTTTGGTTCTAATGGGGCGAATACTCGCATTCACACCGATGTAGATGAGAACAAATACAGAGGCGGTAACTTTGAACAGAATATGGCCAAGTTTGTAGATTACGACCAATCCGCATTGAGATTGTTCCTCTACATCACTTCTGACTTGTTACCTTATTCTTCTCTTAGAACAGATAGCCTCATGAGAAGTGATAAGACGCTTAACGAGTATTCCATGTTCTTTTTGGAAGACAAGAACACGAAGGATTCTAGCGTGGGCTTGGGAAGCAGACTAGCATTAAGAGATTCAAACTTCCAAACTTCTGCTATTCAAAGCAACCAAGACATTTCTACCTTGAAACGCTTTGGCCTCATGCGCTTGACAGAGTTGTGTTTTGATTTCCTGTTCAACCCAGTCAATCCCGAAAAACCAATTCCTTCTAAGATTGCAGGAAATGTTTCCTACTCAATGTCGTCTTATGTGGTTGACCCGGACAGTTACGGAAATATGGCCGTTACAGGAATAAGTGGAACAGTCATTACTTTTGATAGTAACCAAACTTTGAGCGCAGGGGACAAACTTTACGATGCAGAAAACGGGCAGTTCATTGGGGAAATCGCTAGCGGTAGTCTTGCCTCATACACTCTTTCTGCTAACGGCAGATTGACTCAAGATGGCTCTAGAGCAAACAATGCAGTAGTTGTTGAAACAACAGGGCATTTCTTCTACGGTAAGAATCAAAAAGATAGCGTCTACAAAGTTGACTTGGGTTCAATGAATCCTTTGAAGTGCGTTATTTTGCCCGATACTAGCACTTGGGGTCAGACTAGCGGTGACAAATACAAAGAGGACGACGATGGTAATTCTGTTTTCTATGGAACCGATGCTGAAATCCTTTTGCCCCTGTTTACCGATGTATTTGGTAGTTCCACGCCGGGGGCCGGGAATGGCGGAATTAATCTGCAAGTCAACTCAAACTCGGCGGAGGCTAGTGATATTCGGACCATTCAAAACCTAGTGAACTCGCTTCAATCCTCTACCGGAACACACGGCCTATCCTCCACAATTGGAGTTGTTCTCGGAACTTACGAAGTTGAAAATGCAACAAAGGAACACTCAGCAAAGGTGGGAATGACCACTCAAGTTCTAGCAGATTCAGAAGGAATACTCTTGCTGAATAATACAACTGATGCTTCCTTGACCCCAGTTGAGGGCTACCATGTTGCTTTGCACGACGATGCTTTTCAGTTCAAGAGCGTTGAGAATCTAGGGGACACTTCGCACGATTCTTTGTCTAAACCTTACGGTGTTGCCGGAGTCAACATGGTTTTCAAACCAAGACTCTACACTCACACTCTGCCAACAGTTGTAGATGTAAAATCCTCAAACGGCGTTTTGAAGAAGAATACCATCAGTGTAAGCAGTGGGCAGAACGCCTTTTTGAAATACATTGATTTGACCGGTTGCTACTTGGTCCCCGAAACTGGTAGGCATGTTACTGGGACTTCTGTAAGCACCTCAACTACCTATGAGTTTGTGGATGCTACTGCTAAGGCCGTTTCCGAAGAGTTGGGAATTAGCATGAACAACATTTCGCCCCTTAACCTCGTTTATGTTGTTGCCCATGAAGTGGACGATACCACCTCAACCGACCATCACTTGATTACGGACTCCGAACTTCTAGACAACACCCCTTACAGAATCCTACAACCAAACGAAACTTGTCTTTACGATTTCTTCCCCGACAAACTCAACATTGGAACACTATCCTCCGAATACACCAAAATCCCCGGAGAGCGTAAAGTGTTCAACACCAAAGACAACTACACTGTGAGAGAAGGGAATGACGAAACTCCGGGCAACTTCATTGAGAATGAAGGGGTTCTATCCATGTTTGTTGTAGTAGACTGCGATAGGCAGAACGCTGGGCCAAGTCTGGTTCAGCATACCATTGGGAATGTCTTGGCTGAGGGAGAACACAGTTTGTTCTTTAGTGATGGAGAAAACAACAAAAAAATGAGCGTCATTTGTGAAGAGAACGCTTTCATTGATAGTATCACTCTTTCCGAAAAGGTAAACATGAAGGGAATCGTTTCCGTTTCGGAAACCTTTACTGTTACCACTTTTGATGAGATGAGAATCAACCCTAACCGAGTTGCTATCGGTAGCACTGCTACAATCTGCTTGGAGGCAGAAGACCTCATAAATGAACTCTTTGAGCAAAATGGGATTGACTTTACCATTTCC